CCTTAGAAGAAATATGGTATTATATAGTTCAAAGTATTTTGCATGTAGAGATGGAATTTTCAAAGACTCTTCATGTAAGTTGTCTCTGTCAATATCAGAATCTTTTTTCCACATCTCTTGAATCGAATCAAGATCAAGACTCATAATTTGTTGCCAGACATATCTGTTATATTGTAGATAGTATACTTGAAAGTTGCCTCTGCTGTAAAGTATGCAACATCTTCACTTGTAGCATCAAAGTTAAGTGTAGACAGTTCTACAGGAAACATGTCTTGGAACACTATTTTGAAATTGGGATTATCGCTACTCGTTAGAATCTGTAAAGTGGCGTCAGAATATAAATTTAATTGCGATTGATCGGGTTGTGAAAAACTTTCAACACCACTTTGCCAATCGTATGTTTCTTTTAAACTTTCTGGAAATCCTAATCCTCTGATCCAATTATAAATCTCTAGATAGTTTTCTAGATTTTCATCTACAAGAAATCTAAAATTAAAATCTCCAAATTCAACCTTATCACCTGGTTGATCAATATCTTTAAGGTAAGATGGTTGAATAGCAGTTCCCATTGAAATTGCAGGTAAGTTCGCTGAATTTCCAAAGAAAGCAACTTTAGGTGCTCTCTTCAATACAAACTTAAAACCAGTGGGGGATAAGAAATTTCTATTACTTATCTGATTCTCAAAAGGATTGCCGTAAGACATCGTTTTCTAAGTATTTAGATAAAAAAAGGGGAACCTTGCGGTTCCCCTTGCACTTCCTTCACACGTAAGGAAATTATATCACATGAGGTTCTTAACAGCAACACGTCTGTAGTAACGGTTGGCGTTGATGTGAAGAGCGCCGAGTCCAGCGTCAGTTCCTTCTGCAAATGGGTTGGCAACCATACCGTAACGAGTCTTGAAGCCAATCTTGGGTTGGAAGGTATCCTGTCCAACGGCACGAACCATTTGAAGAGGAACGTATGGGCAGTAGAACAGTCCAGCGTCATAAGGTGAAGTACCCTTATAACCGACAACGTAATACTGGTTACCGGGAGTTCCGTTAGATGAAGTCAGGTTAGCAGCATAAGGATCAATGTATACACGATACTTACCTTGCAGAACACCAGCGAAGGTGTTACCTGTATCATCAACGTTCAGGTTAGCGTTCAGAGCAGGGGTGTAGTCAAGTACACCAGCCATGGTGAGAGCAGAAGCAACGTCAGCAGAGCAAAGGATAGTGTTGCCCTTTCCTCTACGAGTTCTTTGTGCAATCGCGTTGGCGTCTCTTTCGATCTGGAACAGCAGTCCCTTGAACTTCTCAACACTCCAGCGTCCGTTGGAGTCGATATCGAGATCGAACTCACCAGCGGTAGCGGTGTTCTGAACAGCACCTTGCTCAGCAACCTTGTAGATAGTACGGATAACTTCGCGGTTGATCTCAGCCAGAATCTCAGTAGAGAGAATGTTGGCGAGTTCAGCCTCGGCATTTAAACCGTGGATTGCTTTCAGATCCTGTGCCAGTTCCAGGGAATACTCAGCCTTGAGGGCGCGTGACTTAGCAGTTACGGTTACTTTCTCAATGCTGAATGCCATCTCATTGAAGGCATTTCCTGTTGTACCATCGCCGAGTGCTTCAGACTCAGCGGTTGTCATGCCTTGTCCAGCGTTATAGCCGATGGAAGAGGCAGAACCAACAGGGTTCAGAACAGAAGGATTAGTACCACCTTGTGAAGTAGTACCCATACCAGCGTTGGCATCGGAGAAACCACCAGTGAGGTTACGTCCGAAGTTCTGTCCGGAGAATGCAGAATCAGGCTCGTTGTAGAACGATTCGGTTCCAGACTGATTCTGATAACGTGAACGCATCGCGAAGATGAGTCCAGTAGGGCCGCTCATGGGTTGAACGCCAGCCAGATCATAAGCGATCAGGTTAGGCATGGAGCGTCTGATCAGTGAGATCAGTACGGGATCGAAGTTATCTACAGCCGATCCAGTTGAGTTAGTAGGCGCAGCCTCATTGAGGATAGATCCACTATTCTCAAAAGAGGAAGTCTCTCTAAGGAATTTTTCTTGGTTTTCGAGCAGGACAGCGGTTACAGCTCTACGATGAGAATCTTTAATTGATTCACAACCCTCAGCATTGAGGAGAGGTGCCCACTTTTCCTGCAACTGTTCGGAATGGAACATTGCGGTTTACCTATTAAAAGTTTAGTGTTTGTTTATGTTAAATTCAGGATTTGCTAAAAGTTCCCAGGGATCTGAGATAAGCGCTCATTTGATCAGAATACTGCTGATGGTTATGAGTTTCTCCTTCAGACAGGGTTTCGGTTTTAGCAGAAGGAGTGGACTTGGGGAAATATGATTCCTTCAGAGTCTCCAACTTTTCACGATAAGATTTTTCACTTTCAAACTCTACACTTTCGGAAAGTGAAGCGAGTTTCTCCTTCTGAGTGGATGCAAGTCCTTCAGAAATTTCATCGAGAATACCATCTGCAACAGACTCGTTAAGTCTGCCATTCAGAGCAATATTTTTCTCGATTTGCTCGTTGAGTTTTGTCTCCATATCATCAAGTTTTTCTACCATGCTCTCAAGCACATCGTATTTTTCTTCAGGGATTGATACATAATGTTCTTCAAAAAGTCCTCTCATTCCAGAAAGGAATGATTCAGTCATTTCATTCTTGAGTCCTGCTTCGACGGCGAGTGCATTTTCTGCAACCCACTCATCGGCAACATACTCAAGATAAGAATCAACACGCTCAGCGAGTGATTCCTTTGCTGCCTCAACTTCTTCTGCGAACTTGGCAGCATATGCTTCTTCCAGTTCTACCTTAATGGTAGAAACTTTGGAGTTGATGGCAGATTCAAAGATTGTCTTTGCTTTTTCTTTGAAATCTTCGGAGAGTTCTTCGCCACCGAGAAGAGCATTGACATCTTCTTCAATGTCATACTCAGCAACTACCTCTTCTTCGGTAGTTTCTTCTTCGGCAACAACTTCTTCAGTAGTAGTTTCTTCTTCAGCAACTACTTCGTCAGTGGTTTCTTCTTCGATCACTGGATCCTCTGCTTCAACTTCTTCAGCAGGTGCAGCCATTGCTGGTTTTGCTTTCGCATTCACAACATCCTTAACTTGCTTAAGGGTTGAACCAGGTGTCTTTAGTTTTGCTGAATCATCATCAGTCTTATAGTTCTCGGGAGTTGGGCCACCGAGATCCTCATAAGAGGCAGTTTGTCCGGGGGTTGTTCCAGACATAGAGGGCATAGGATCGCCAGGTTTGGCGTTAGCGTTAGCAGCAGTTTTAGACTGCTGTACATTGCCTACTTCCATTTCTTGTAAATTTTGTCCACTAGACATTTGAACAGCTCCGTATCCGTTTTTAAAAATACTATATTTATTTATAAATTAGAAAACTTTATCAATAAATCAGAGATTGTTGAGAAAGTCTTGGAAAAGATCTAATTTCTTTTCATCTAATTGCTTCTGGGTGGCAAGAGTGTTAATCTGCTTATATGTTTTTTCAGCATATCTTTCACGGAGGATTCCTCCTTCCCATATCCAATCTTTTCCTTCCATAATTCCTTCAACAAATGCATCAGGAGCAGAAGGATCAGCAACGATATCAGCAGCGGTTGCTAACATAAAATCATCACCGACAATATTAGTTCCCTCTTTTGTCATTTTAAGAGAACCAATACCCCTAGAAGAAACACCAAGTTTTACTCCTTCATCAATTAATGAAGAAGCAATCTTACCCATGGGTGTTCCCAGGATTTTTGCTTTACCAATAAAGTTAGAACCAGATTCTCTCAGAGAAACAATTTTGTGCGATACCCGATCTAAATTAACTGTGGGCCCGTCTGGATGTCCAAGTTCGCCAAGTGCTCTGCCTGCCTGAACATGGTTTTCGTTGTATCTTTCAACTTCACGGCGAAGTGTTTCCATAGGATACATTCTACCATTACGGTTTTTAATGTTTCCTTGAAGGAATACACCCTCGATGTAAAGTTGTTTCTTACCGCCTTTTGATTCGACAATGAATTCGACGGATTCGATTTCTTCTCTGATGAGTTTCATATGTTTTAACCGGTAAATCCTACTTTTGTTCCAAGAACACTTGCATCAGCAGCAAAAATTACATAACTAGATCTTTTTTCAACATATTCGACACTATTTGGAGGAAGTGTCATAGATCCAATTCCACTTCCACTTTGCTCTTCCAAAATGGTAATTTTATGAGCGTCTGTGCTGTCAGTATTTACAAGTCTAACTACAGTTGCTGCGCCAAAACTAGTGGCAGCACCTGCGTTTGTTGGACAAGCAATTTCAGCTCCAACTAGTAATGAACGAGCCATTTCAGACAGTCTCCTCTTCTGGTTCTTCTTCAGTTTCTAATTCGTCGGTGACTTCAAGAGTTTCCTCTTCATCTTCAACATCATTTTCACCAAATAAACTGTTTGCTACTAAAGGGCGAGCAGCATCAACCCTTTCAGCAGCTTTTCCAAACAAAATATCCTTGATTCTATCGCTAATTTGCGAGGGAGAATCATCGGATACAATCATATCCATAAGTTCATCCATGTTTTATAGTCAAATTTACTATAATTTATTTATATCTCCCCACCCTTGGGTAATTCTGGTGCTTCAGTAGAAGAACCATCAACTTCTGGTTCCATAACTGGTTGTCCCAAATCATTTCCACCAACTGCTCCTGTAATTGGTTGTCCAGTTTGAGGATCAATTTGCATTTCTGCAGGATCGGGAATAATACCTGCTTTGATTTCTTTTTCAATAAGTTTATCTTGTTCGATAATTTCTTCATCAGTCTGACGAAGAACTTTTCTTCTAATATAATCCTGGGAGTAATACTTACCAACATATGCTTCAGCAGTTTGAACCAAAGTAAGTCTTTCGTTCATCAGTTCTGCATCTTTCAGTTCAGCAAAATGATTATCATAAAGGAAATCATATTGGATATGCTCACTCATCAACTCCCAATCTTCAGGAGTGATAACATTCTTAAGAAGAAGTTGAGTTTTCAGCATGTCATTGAACATTCCTGAGAATCTCTTTCTCAGTCTTCCAACAAATTTACTGAATTTAACTTCATCTCTCAGGATTTCAGAAGATCTCCCCAGGTTAAACCCGCCATCTCCTTCAATTCTGGAGATAGGAACATTAAGTGACTTGTACAGTTTCTTTTTAAAATATTCAATATCAGTGATTTCGCCCAGGTTTTGTCCGCCAGGCAAAGTGGAGATTTCGGTGCCTCTTCCGCCCTCACGCCTGGGAAGCCAGAAATCTTCAAGCATTGACATGAATTTTTTGTCATCACGAATCTCACCTGTTTGTGCATTATATACAAGTTTATTGCGATATCTATTCATTACATCACGCAGGTACTGTTCTGCCTTTACTTTTGGCAGATTACCAACATCAATATAGAAAATTCTACGCTCAGGTGCTCTTGATAGTCTGTAAATAACAAGACTATCTTCAATCATTCTTAGTTGATTAAGAGACTTGATTGCTTTGTGAAGATAAGAAAGAGTTGATCCTTTGTTACGATCTACGAGTCCAGATGAACAATATGTGATTGAATCTTTAGAGAATTTTACTCCAGATTGTCCACCTTGTGCAGATCCAGGACTTGCACTAGGATATGTACTCTTTGGATTGTAAACAAAATACTCTTCAATCTCTGGAAATTCATATTCCATTGGATTGTCAGATGCTTTACCAATATTCGCTAAACGAATATTATTGCTATCTTTTTTCTTTTGTTGACGCACATAACGCATTTTCATTGCGTCAATATAGCGTAATTCTTGAATACCCTCATGAGGGTTCTTCATATCAATGACTTTATGATAGTAAAGTCGTCCGTCAATATACCAATTTCTATAGATTTCGTGTGCTTTTTTGTCAAAATCTAATAAACTGAGGATATATTTGAACTCATCTCTGATCTTTCTTTTAATACCATCACTGGCATTTAGGTTAGAAAGTTCTATTTCGACAGGAGAATCATTCGTATCAGCGACAATTGCTTCATTTACAACATCTTCGATGGCACTATCACACTCAGGATGAAGTGCCATCTCACGATAACGCTTGATTAAATCAAACTCTGTCTTGTAGACACCTTCAATATCAACATATTGTCCGAAAAATCCACTAGTTAAATAGTGATCTACCCCGTCCTCATTATTAGGAGGAACGGGGGAAACCACACTAGGTGGAGTTTTTTCGGTGTCCTCAATCGAGAACCCAAATAATTTAGACATGATTTATTTGTAGTCTTTTATTTGACTATTTATTGAAGTACATCATCAACCTGATCAGAGGCACCACCAGTCTGACTACCTGTTCCTGCAGTCCAATATTGAACTTGGAACGTTACAGTAAATTCTTCAATAGTGTCAGTAGTATCATAAGAAAGTGCAATTTCGGATACTTCAGTTGGGAAAATATCGCGGAACATATATGTTCTGAGTGGTTTTACACTATCATTTCCACCACTACCATCTCCATTCCCAGTATTATTAAATGAATGTTTTCCTTTATTAGCACCTTTTCCAAGTTGGTGAACGACAGCGTTGCCCATGTATGAAGCAGGATTAGTAGCACCAGAAGCATCAGATAATTTACTGATACCATTCATCCACTTTTCAAATTTCTTTCTCATTCTGAAGTTTTCATCATTGATAACAGTAATTGTCCAGGTATCAAAGGTTCTATCTCCAGCAACTTTAAGAGTTCTTCCTCTAAATGGAATTTCAATTGGAGTAATATTAGAGGAAGGTAAAGTAGCTGCTTTACAAAGAAACTGAAATTCTTCTTGAGCAGAAGCATTAAATGTACCCGTGCTGCTGGTTCCAGGCCACGATACCATATTTACTTCAAATAAATTAGGACGAGCACCGCCCCCCTGAAGGGCGGATTTAAATTGACTGATCGTTTTTAAACTTGACATTAGTTGATTCCTCCGTAATTAGTTTATTATTAAATCAAACTCTACCAGTTACTTCTTCAAAAGAAACACCTGTTCGTGTAGCAACGAACGTCAAGGTAACATAGTTAATAGTTTTGGTGGGTTTCAAGAAGATGTCTGCTCTGAATTCATTGTTGTCAACAATGTCAGGAGTGTTATTAGAGGAATCACAAATGACGCGGAAGTCATACAGTCCTCTCTTTGCTTGAACATCGCGAAGATACGGTTCTACAGCATTGGTGAATGAAGATCTTGTGTTCTCATCATTGAACTCAAATAGTTGATCGTTTGCAAGTCCTTCCAGTGCTTTTTCCACTGTAAGGAATAAGCGACGAACATTAATTCTGTCGAAGGCAGATGCAAAACCTAATCCGGTTTTATCTCCAAAGAGAACGGTTCCAGTGCCAGGTAATGTTACAATAGAGTTAACTCTTGCTTCATACAGAGAATCTCTTTGTGACTTATTGGGGTTAAATGCAAGTTTAATTGCATTATTGAGAACACCTCTTTGTTGTCCTGCAGGGGAATACCAGGGGAATTGATCAATTTCAGTTCTAACCATCAGTCCTGCAATATCACCATTTGTTGGGATATAACGGAATTGATTGTTAAATCTATCATAAGTATACTTATATCCACTATCAAAGAAGGCGAATGAAGAAGAAGATAGTGAACTGAAGAACTTAACAACATTGTTAGTTTGATCTGTGGTAGAAGAAACATCTACAATATTATTTCTGTGAGGTGAGATGCAAGCAATACAATCTTTCCTCTCATTAGCAATAGAAATCAGTTTGTTTGCTTTTGCTTGAGATTCTGTCTCAGTTGTGCATCCAGGCCCCATCAGTAAGAAGTTAACTTCAATTTCGTCCTTATTGGCAAACAGATCGTATCCATCAGCAACAGATCCAAGAGAGGCAGACATGCCAGCGTTGTCGGTTCCGCTATAGTCCTTACCATTTAAAAGTGAGTAAGTTTTATTACCAATGGCACTGAATGTCACACCTTGAGCATCTTGTCCAAATAGTCCTTGTGATGTTGTAAAAGGAGTAAAGGAAGCAGAGAATCCAGTTGCAACTGGTTTTGTTCCATGGAAACTATCTTCAGCAGAGGAAACATTTCCACCCCCATATAGATACTTAGAACCTTGTGCGAGATAATCCTTATAGTAAGTTCTTTCTGGTGATGCTAAAGCAGATACAGTATCAAGTGCTTTAGACATGAAAGTATTCTTTTCAAGAATATTTCCTTTAATTCCAGTTACAGAACCAGTATCATCTACGACAACAACGTGCATTCCATCACCTTTACCACTTCTATCGGTAACATACTTACTAGAAACGGGTTTAGGAGCGATCTCTTTCCAGAAGATGGTTGAATTGGAGAGTCCTAATGTCTGTCCATCATACCAATCAGTTACAGTGCCCGCAGCACCAGCAAATACTCCAATTCCTTTACCAGTGTTAATTCCTGAGTTGTTTACGGGAATAATTGTTGATCCACTCTGGAAAGATCTTAATGGATCTGACTGAACATAATCAATAGCAGTTTCAGTTCCTGCACCAGATACTCTTGATACAACCTTAACAACAATGTTACTTGCACTGTTAGTTGAGTCAGTTGTTACTCCAGTTATAATTCCTTTTAAGAATCCATCAACAGTTTTAGTTGTACCTACACCTGCCTCTGTTCCTGATAGTGCCATGGTAACACCAAAACCAACCGTGAAGTTGGATAATCCAGGATCATTAGTTGTAATACCAATGACTTGATCGCCGAAGTCATCAATAGTAGCAACTTTTAAGTCGTTGAGATAAGTTCCAGGATTCTTTGCAGAATAATAGAAATCTGTTGCAGAACTATAACTTGCGTTATAGTCATCGAAGTTCTTGATTTTAAGAGATGTGGAAGCAATTCCTACACCAGCGTTAGCATTGTTGAGGTTTGATCCATCAACTCTGACGACTTTTAATCTTCCGCCATAAGTGAGGAAGGATGAAGCAGTCATCCAGTATTCATAGTGCCTATCTGTTGAGATAGGTTGTCCGAATACTTCGATCAGTTCTGCTTCTGTAGTAATATCGATCGCTTCAGAAACAGGGCCCAGACTAAAGGGGCCGGCAATTGCGCCATTGTTCTGAAGAAGATTATCAGCTCTTCCTACAGTTACATCAACCTCCCTTACAAGTATCCCAGGAGATAATTGAGGAGTCGCCATGTTTTTCTCCGTTGTCTCAGTTTATCTAAGAATATTTAGAATTTTGACTATTTTCAGCGGGGAAACGAGACGCGAACTACCAATCTGGATAGTTCCAATCAATAAAAGGTGTTTGTTTCTTTCTTTTATCAAGTATTCTCTTAATGGTGCAGTCTTTACACTCATAAGAATATGATGATGCAACTGCTCCTCTATCTTTTCTTGTTCTGTAAAATCCTTCTATTAAGTTTTTAGTCTCGCCACACACTCTACACTTTCGATCATTTAGAAGCAGATGCCCCAATTTTATCTGCTTATCTAAATCCATTAGAACCATCTCCATGGAAGCATTGAATAACCTAACATGTTTAACACTGGTTCAAATGCTAATGCTAAAAGTGTGAACATCAACACTTCGATAAAGGTTTGTTTCCATAATGGTTGCTTTGACTTCCATTCTTTAAATTTATTTGGTTTACTTACTAAAGCATATAAACCAGATTTTTTACCAACAATTTCTGCCCACCAATTTGGATCAACAATATTACTCAATAAGTTTAAAAATCTAATCATTAGTACTTCCACATATAATCCATACCACCAGCAGTTTCTCCATATTCTGATGTATTAAACCATCTTTCACCTTCGTCATCAGTGAAACTTTCTTCACCAAGTCCGTCATCCATGAATCCAAAGGGTGCCATGTCTTGTTCTATTTGATTTTTTTGCTCTTCGTAAAGTCGTTTTCTAATATCTTGATCGGTAAGTTCTTTAAAATAGTCTTGAGCAACTAACCATGCATAGATGACAAGACACATTGCTAAGTCATCATGGCAACCATCTTCTGCTTCAAATGAATTGTTTTTTGAAATAAATGTGGTAAGTTCTGATATAATATCCAAGTCATTAAAAAGAAGTTTATTCTCTTCAATCATTGTCTTGAGATTGAGTGCTCCAACTTTCTTGACAGTCTTGGACATCTTAACTCCCAATTGAGTTTTCTTACCGGAGAAACCTTGTCCAACTACTTGTCCTGCTCTACCTCTCATAGAGCACATCAAAACATTCTGATACTCAAGATCATAGTGAAGTAGTGATGCTACCTGATCACCAACATCATTTACTTCACAAAGAATATATGCACTATTATAATTTTTTGCTACTTCATATATGATGTTAGGGAATAACATCGGTTTGATATCGTTATTTTTATACTTTGCAACTATTTTATGTGGGAAAGATGTAATATCAGCACAAATAAACGCAGAATAATCTTCACCCACACCTCTTGCTACATCAACTGTAATTAAATAATCATGATCTTTTTGTGGTTCCTCATATACATCTAATCCTGCATTAGATTTTAAAGGATTATCATAAACCAATGCTTTCAATTTACTTGCAGCGATTAGTGTATCAATAGATCCTAGGAACTCACACTCAAACTCAATCTTAAATTGTTGTTCTGAAGTGTTTGCAATGGTTTGTTCTTTCCATGCATCATCTCTTCCTGGAACTTCACTCCAATGAACATCAGTTGGAATATATTCATTCTTTCCTTTTTCAGAATCACTCCACATACGGTAGAAGTGATTCATACCATGTGGAGTAGATACAATAATTACTTTGGTGTTTTTACCAGAAGTAATAGTAGGATAAACAGAGGCAAAGAACGAGTCAGCAATGTGATTTGGGACAAACGCGAACTCGTCGAGAAAGAGGATGTTGAACGACATACCTCGGACAGCACTCGCAGACGTAGAAGCTGCCAATATCTTACTGCCATTCTCTAACTCCAAAGAACCTTTGTTCCATACCATTATACCCTGCTGCATCCATTTAGGCAGATTCTCATATGCAGTTTGTAATCTACCTAAAAGTTCCCTAGCTGTTGCTGCTTTGTTAGCAAGTATGCCAATGTTAACACTGTCATTGAAAATCGCATAATGAAGAAGATAAGAGACAACTGTAGTACTTTTGCCAGTCTGTCGCGGCATTTTGCAGATGTTAAATCTATTCTCATGAAAGTTGTTAATTAACTTTTCTTGAAAGCGATACGGTTTGAATGATACAAGTCCTTCATCCAAACTAACAATTTTTACATACTTATTAGCAAAATAAACCGGATCACGTTGACACTGAACAAACTCAATAATTTGTTCTTCAGTAAACTCAATTGGTGTATTTGCTTTTTTTAGATTAGGATTGCCAAGATATACATTATCAGACATTTTATCTCCTTAAGTACCAATACCAATTGATGCATTATCTGCAACCAATAAATCAAATGATGTAGATACAGTGCAGTTAGATCCAGTGTATGCTCTTACCTCAATATCAGTTTTTTCTGGAAAGAACACTGGATAACTATATTCTTTTACTAAGTTACTTCCATAAAGATTTATCTCAGTTACCAATCGGAATGGTTTAGTAACGCCTTCTTCATATTGTCTTTGAAACATTCTAACAGCATTCTCTTGATTCTTATTTTGAGTTGCTGTCATCTGCTTTAAGAAGGCAGATTTGTTTGCAGGAATGGTATAAAAAGCAACTTGAGATTGTCCCATATCTGCCGCAATGGCACAATATGCGGTGTTACCTATTGATATGGTAACATCTCCAGCATTTGTATTTCCGCTGTCAATAAATGCTCTATGAGTTCTATAAAATGTGACTATACCCGATACACTTCCAGTTCCATTGAGAGAAATAGTTTCTTGAATTTCATTATAATTAGCATCTAATCCCTGAACAACAATGTTAGACGCTCCAGTACCAACAGAACTATCCTGAGCACTTGAAGATACTATGGTTAAAGTTCCTGGATTATCGGGAAATTGATATATCCCAGTCTCAGTCCAAACAGTATCATAATCTGCTGAAGTCGAAACTACAGAACCAAACTTATGAACGTTTGCAATTTCAGTCATAATACCGGCAGAGACATTCAGTTCAAACTGAGTGTTGCCTCCACAAGCACCAATATTTCCAAATTGATCAGCACATATAAAAACCTCAAATAGGGTTCTACCATCATTGAGGTAATCTTGATTATTTTTATTCCACTGAGCCATAATTTACTGCCACTCTAATTTTCCTGGATGATATCTCTTAATATCTGCAATCTTAACTGTTGGTTTTTGTTCAACAGGATAAATTCTCTGAACTATCACTCCAGGATATTCATCTTGCAATTGTTCTCCTAATTCTTGAGTTGTGGGTAATCTTAAAGATTCCATTTTCTCAAGTTTCATCCTATATATGCTTCCCATCCAAACAACATCAGCAAAATATTCTTCTTGCTCCTGAACATCCCGATTAACGGAATCGCCGCTAACATTTAGAGTGCCATTGAAGTCGCCATTAATAGTGACACTCTCAGATAAAAATTGTTTAAATGATTTCATATCAGCAATTCCATGCTCTAAGTGACTTATTGATTCTGCTATCTGGATCATTAGCAGTTTTGGTAGAAGTAAGTTTCTTCTTCATACCTTTCATTCTTGCACAGAATGATGCTCTTCTCTTGTTACCAACTTTTTTAGAAGGTGCTTTTAGATCAGAACCTGGATTCTCTCTTTCATAGGACTTACGTCCTTTTTCGTTAAGTCCACCTTCTTTGCTCTTACCCGCTTTCCTTGTCCAAGCAGCAGATTTTTCTAGAATTGCTTCCTCTTTTGCTACTTCATCTTTTTTCATTTTATCAGCATCTTTTCTCAATGCTTGATTTCTCTTCTTAATAATCTGCATGTCGATTTGTCCCTTCTTCTTTTGAAGAGCAATCTCTTGAGGAGAAAGAGATGCCTCCACTTCATTTAGTGTCCCTTCGGTTTCCTCAGTGAATTCTCCTGGTGCTGCTGAGTCAACTGAAGAAGTTTCATTAATTGCTCCGACTTCTTCTTCTCTTTCTCTATGTTCTGTGACTTTGATGATTGGTTGTCCTGGTTCATAGTCTGAGACTCTGAAAAACGTTAATTTTGCGCCAGGATATACTTTTTCGATCTGATCCATAACATCAGATCTGCTGGGGATGCCAACCTTAGGGAAGAACATCTTGAGCATATAAGATCTGCCTCTGAAGACAAGATTTACATCAATAATATTACCAGTAGTAGCGGGGAGTCTCGTAGCTTCCTCAACCTGCTCCTTTCTGGATGCTTTCTTTTTGACACAGTTTGGATATCTTTTTCCAAACATAGTCTTCATACCTTTCTTTTCATAACCAGGCCAGCATTTCTCATCGAGTGATGTCTCTTCTTTAGCGAGATCACCAAATCTTTCGCGATGCTTTCTTAATGGCATTGATTTATCGCGAAACTCTTTGGGAGATTCATAACCTGTTGGTTTTGATCCATCTTTGGTAGAGGATTTTCTTCCAAGAGATTTACGTTCTGATGATTGTGACAGTTTAGTCTTATCACCATATTGTGTTCTAAATTTTTCAGTAAGTTCATCCCAGGAAAGTCCTTCGGACTTATTACCCCAGTTTGCTGCACCTACTTTACGGCATTTAACAAGTGCTCCTGACGCATATGCACTTGGCCAAACGCTGTAGCGTGATTTAACTTTATGGTAACAGGCATCTTTTGTGCCGCTACCTTTTCCTTTTTTGTCCTTTTCTTGAATGAGAGTTGTTTCTTCTTTCATTTTTCTAGGACTATCAGTTTTAACATATGTTGGTTTTGCAGCTCCTGATTTTTGTTGTTGTCCTGGATCTGCTTTTTTCTTTCTTCTAGCAGCAGAAAGTCTTTCTGCCTTAGTCATGCTTGCTCTCTTTGCAGAAGAAACACATTTTGGAGTTCCTTCACCTGGTTTATCACTGGCGCACGTTCCGCCAGTAACAACATTCACCCATCCACCTTTACCATCTTTAGATTTAGAACCTTTAAACCATTTGCGAAGAGTGCCTTCATGGACTACTTGTTCTCCCATGCCACCACCATTACCACCGCCGTTACCGTCGTTAGTACCATTACCGTTTCCATTACTGTTTCCATTACCATTTTCACTTTTATTTGTTTCACTTTCTTCGGTATCTTTTTCAAGCATACCTCTTCCACCCACATGGTATCCCATGGGAATCTTCTTACATTTTTTATCGGTGAAACAGTAATACTGCCCTACAGGACATTTTTTCATAAGAAACAAGAAGTCTCCTTTATATTTATCTCTTTAACTCGTCAACCTCAGATTTTAATTCTTTGACTGCTTCAATCAAGATACCAATAAGTCCATTGTAGTTGACTGACTTATGATTTCCATTAGAAACTAACTCTGGAGCAACTTCCTCTACATTCTGTGCGGTTACACCAAGAGATGGTTTAAGAGACTCTTTCCATTTCCAACTTACACCTTCAAGTTGACTGATCATTTCAAGTGCATTATCAATCACTGATACATCTTGCTTCAAAGTAACATCCGATGTGGAGTTAAAGTTGGTAGCAGAAACATCTCCAGTTGTGGTGATATTTGTATCGTTGGAATTAGATCCGCCAACAATAGCAGTTCCAGTGACTTTTGGTAGTGTGACAGTCACATTGCCACTGTAGTTAGCATGTGCTTGAGACTGCAGTCTTGTGTAATGAGCATTGCTAGACTCGCAGTAGAAATCAAGTCTTCCTGGAGTAGAATCATCACTTTGAATTTGAATATTATTATTTGCTGTTGTTACGCCCGATATAGTAACACCATCTAAGAAATTAGCTACGGTATTGGTAGAGATGTTATCAGTAGAAGCAACACCAGTTAATCCAGATCCATCGCCTGAGAATGAGGATGCGGTTATGATACCAGAACTATTGATATGTGACGAAGTTACAGCATTAACAGTAATGCTAGGCGATCCAGAAAGTCCTGTGGAAGTGCCGGTAACATTACCTGTGAATGAAGTTGCTTCAAATGTTTTATTGGATACAAATTTTGTTCCAGAGTGAGAATATAAAATTGTTGCACTTGCACCATCAATACTAATACCTGCACCATCTGCAGCACTTGAATCTGCGGCACCAGATGCGATTACGATTGTCTTATCGTCAACAGTTAGTGTAGTTGAATTAATTGTCGTAGTTGTTCCATCAACAGTCAAATTACCAGAAACTGTTAATGCTTGACAGGTTGTTATTCCTGCAATGTTGACGTTGCTTAGAAAATTTGCTGACGTTGCTGTCTGAATGTTGTCTGTTGATGCAACTCCCGTTAAACCTGATCCGTTACCAGAAAAAGAAGATGCAGTAACAACACCTGAAAGATTTAAATGAGTAGCAGAAATTGACTCGGCATTTACGATACCACTGTTTGTTAAATCAATATTATCAGATGCTTCTAATTCTTTGATTTGATTGGATGACGAATCTACAATCAGTGGAAATCTATTTGCCATTTTTTGTAGTACTATATGTCTTATTTATTAAAATGCTACTGATACTTCAGTGTCAGACGATCTACCGAATACCGTTACAATACCAGCAGCAACTGAAACATTTACACCACCAGAACGAGATGCAACTGATAAAGTGGCACTACTTACACTAATATTAGTGAGAGATGAACCATCTCCAGAAAATGACGCTGCAGTTACAACTCCAGTTACCGATAGATTACTAGAAATGCCTATACTACCGCCAACACTCATATCGGTGCTAATCGCGACATTAACTGCATTAATGTTAATGTTATTGGGTGACTCGATAGTTGGAGTACCAGAGGCACCGATTAAATTAACCTGTTTTACTCCAAAATTCTTTGCTGCCATTTTTTTAAATTTTATTTAAGATTGCGAGAAAGTGATGCCTGTTATATTTACCCCACTAATACTCGGAACAGTATTATTAGCAAAAGGATTATAAAGAACTCTCGGAGTAGCTCCCTTTAATCCATATGAATCACTCCAGTAATTTACAGAAGTTCCTGCACCAACTGGATCTGTATCTCCATATCTATCATATAATAATTCACCCACTAGAACAGATCCATGATTAAACAACCAATCACGAGTATTTACTCTTGTTGCTGATGGATTTGATTCCAAGAAACAAGCAAGAACGCCACTTACATTAGGTGCTGCCATGCTTGTTCCATTTAAAAATCCATTATTAAAATCACTATTTCTAGGATCAGAGTGTCCAGTATTATAGGGACTCAAGATTGTGGATCCAGCAGCCCATACATCAATTGCTGGGCCAGTATTTGAAAAATTAGATTTTCTCTCGGAAGATATTCCTGTTGTATAAACAAAAGAATCTAAAGATCCCACTATTATGGGTGCATCAGATTGTCCTTGATGAGCTAGTTGTGGTGTACCCGATCGATTAAAATATTCATCAACAGATCCAAATGATTCGGAAAATTGATTTCCGTAGAATGTATATCCAGATGTAAATTCATTGTTATAGTCAACTCCTCCCGGTAAGTCCTGCTTTCCATTACTATTTCCAGAATTTCCAGCAGAAAGCACTACAATTATATCATCACAATCCGAGTCATCAAATAACTCATCAGTTGTTGATTGTGCTGTTGCGTGTTTGGATGTAAAATCAAACCACTGAACAGGATTACCGTTGTCATAAGTTAGATATTGGAGAAGATCCATGTAATAAACTGCTGGAAGAAAACTATTACTGGATAAAATGTCAGTTCCAGGATGTGATGTTCCTCTAAAAGTTGCATTATATGCATAAGTTGTAGGATTGTTTCCTATAACGAATTGCCGATATCCCCAACTACCATTAACAATGGTTGGATTTTTTCTCCCTGTTACTGGATTTACTGGTTTATTCTTATGCCATACTCTTATATAATCAAATCCATCAGCAGCATTCGAGAATCCCACATCACTGCGATCAATACACGCTATACTCCATATATTTGCCTGAAATGCTGCACCGAATTGATTACCTGCTGCTGTTCCAGCAACATGACTACCATGCCATGATCCATTAAATGAAGAAGATCCAAGAACATTATCAATCGTATAATTTGTTAACGTACCAGATCCGGGAGCAACTAGTCCATGAGACGCCCAATTAATTCCATAATTATCTTGTCCGTGAATTAATATATCTCTTACTCTACTGACAGATTCTGTAGATACTCCAACAGGAACTGATGTGTATTGTGATAATAAAAAGTCTGGGTGATCCCAACGAACACCAGTATCCATTATGACAACATCTACATTCTTACCTGATAGTGAATATGAAATATCCTCACTTAACGATGATGTATTAACTCCTACAAATTCATTTGAAGATTTGGAGTGGCGTGACAATCCCCATTGAGTAAAATTTAATGTTGATCCGGGATCTGAATTTGTTCTCAAGTTTGATATATTTTCTTTAAATCTATTAGTATCGATAAGTCTGTCAAACTCTTCATCATATTTTCTCTGCTCAAGGACAATTGGATTATGCATTGATGATAAAACAACCCAATCCACCTTTTCATTCTGTCTTAGAATCTCAGATTCCTCCTGAGACATCTCATATAC